ACACCGTTTTCGAAAATCCATTCAACACCTTCCATTATCCCTTCGACAAATGCCTCGGGAGCGGATGGGTCAGCAACAATGTCTCCAGCTGTTGCTAATTGAAAGTCATCTTTAACGTATTGAGCTCCATTCTTTTGTTCTAGGGAACCTAGACCACGAGATGAAACACCAAGTTTAGCACCGTCATCAATGAGGTTTCTGACGATTTGCCCGTTTGGTGTAGATAAAACTTTTGCACGTCCTACATAATTGTTACCATCTTCTTCTAATGATTGAATTAAGTGGGACACTTTGTCCAAATTGATTGTTGGGCCATCGGGATGACCTAACTCTCCGAATGCACGTTGTTTCTGTACGAACTCTTTATTGTAACGTGCAACTTCTTCTTTGATTACTTCTTTTGGATATACTCTTCCATTTCTGTTTTTAATCTCTGACTGAATAAAAATCCCTTCAATGAAGTAATCCTTACTCCCATCTTCTTTTGATTCACAGATAGGTGTAACTATATCGTTAAACTCTGAAATTAATTTCATTGAAAATCTCCTCTATTTTTACTCCCTCAAAGTTCATTTGTTTGAACAGTTTAGACATTTCTTTTACTGACTTCTCTGCTTCTTTCATGTTCCTATAGGGGCCTGTTTCGTTATCGTTGACGTATGCAAATACCTCACGACCCTTTTGTGAATAGGTGATATCATAATTCTTACCACCAACTCTCATCTTCTCTACTTTAACTTCTTTATGACCTGTGGGTAAAGACATCTTTACCTCATATAAGTCTCTTGTAAGTTGAGAGAACGTTTTCATTAGTCTTCTGACTCTAATGGTACTTCTTGATTTTCAGATGCATTCATCCAATCCATAGATTGTTCGACTCTTTTCATATCAACCACTTCTGCAGCTTTCTGACTAAGTGTCTGATTGATGAGTTCTCTTGCATCATTTAATTCACCACGTTCTATTCCATTAACAATTTCTTTTACATTACTCATTAGTACTCCTCGTCATCTCCGTAAAGACCTAATTCTTTTTCTGACTCTATCTGTTTATTAATTTTCTCAATTTCTTGTTCTGATTGCATGAGAATATTCTTTCTAACATAATCGATAGAGTAATATTTACCTACGAGTTCTGACATATTCTGCATAGTGTCAATCCTCTCTCTTATGATTTCTGAATCTTTCAACTCTGTAAAGTGGTTGTCTGATGCAAAATCATACTTAATAAAATCTGAAACACCGTCAAATTCATCGGGTTTCATTATGTTCTTTAGTATCAACTGAGTCCTTAGGATATCAGTGAAACATCTAGAAAACTTCATTTGAAGTCTGTTGGTGAACTTGTTAAATTTAAGTTCATCCCTATTAATCTCTGATGCTCTTCCTAGAGAGAAACCAGCATCGGATTCTAATCTAGATATTGGTACACTTAAAGACTTGTATAACTTCTTCTTAAAGTATTCAACATCTTCAATCTCTGCAAGGTTCTGACCGCCAGGCAAAGTTGTTATCTCTGTACCTCTACCACCTTCTCTACGTGGTAACCAGTAATCTTCCATCATCGACATATGTTTTCTGTCGTCTTTGATTTCCCCTGTAGCTGCATTGTAAACAAGTTTATTTCTATACTTGTTCATCACATCTGCAAGGTACTGTTCTGCTTTTGCTTTCGGAAGGTTACCTACATCAATGTAATAAATTCTTCTCTCAGGAGCTCTTGTGATTCTGTATATTACAAGTGCATCCTCCATCATTGATAACTGATTTGCAGTCTTCAATGCTTTATGAAGATATCCTATCACTACATTTTTACTATAGTCTAATAGTCCCGATGTTGTATATGTTACTGCCTCGGGTGCAATCCTCATAGTTGTACCATCACTGGTACCTGTCTTGTTGAATCCTTTATCATTGAACATAAAGAACTCTTCAACTTTCTTAATCTTTTCGATTTTGGTTTTTGCGTCTTTTTCTTTCTCAACGTTTCTGACCTTCTTAATTTTGAGAGGGTCGATGTTTCTCAAGTCCACAATACCTTTCTTGACATTATTTTTGTCCACGACTTTATGGAAGTATATTCTTCCATCAACGTACCATTTTCTGAATAGTTCATGAGAGTTCTGAGGGAACTTCATTAGGTGTAGAAGATAATCAAATTCTTCTTGTATCTTTGACTTTATACTTGCAGTCAACTTTACTTTACCCAAATCAAGTGATACTATATTATCCTTGACATCAGAAGTGATACACTCGTTGACAATGTCTTCAATAGCAGAGTCACATTCGGGTATCAATGATACTTCACGATACCTTCTAATGAGGTCAACCTCATTTTTGATACCACCTTCCATGTCCACATATGCACCATAAGCTGCACCTGAGACATACCCTGCTTGTTGTTGAATAACGGGTGTTCCGTCATCCTCAACTGGTGGTACGAATGAAGGGGCTGAGATTTTCTCTTTCCCCTGTTGTGTTTCTGTTTTACGAGTTATCTCGAATCCAAATAATTCCATAATATATATATTTATACTCCCCGAAACATGTGTCTAGGGGAGTATAATCCTTCTAAATTAAACGACTCTCTGCCAGTGTGAATATGAGAATGTGACATCAAATGTCTCCAACTGGTCGGTTGTATCGTAATCTAATGCGATTTCACCAATATTGTTAGGGAACATGTTGAAGAACTCATATCTTGCCAACACAGTATCGTCTTTGTTTAATTGTTCAACGAAAGCCCTATCTAATAGATAATCTAGTGATGTTAAACCTTCTCCTGAATCTAGTTCTTGGATATCTCTCTGCCATGCTTCTAGAGCTGTTCTTGCAGAGAACTCCACATCATTGATGATTGAAACAGTCCAATCTTCAAATGTTCTATCACCTGCGATTTTAAGTTTTGAACCTCTAAAGTTCACCTCAAATGCTGGGATAGTTGATGCTGGTATCTGAGCTGCCTTACAAAGGAACTCAATCTTACCACCTGACCTAGGTAGGAAAACCTTAAATCTATTTGCTCTTGGGCCTCCACCGAGTAATTGTGCTTTAAAACTGTCTATACTTGCCATTGTTTACTCCTTAGATTGCACCATAAAGTTCTTCAAACTCAACACCTGACCTTGCAGCCACGAAGTTAAGAGTGATGAAATTAATAGATTTAGCTGGTTTAATGAAGATAGATGCGACAAACTCATTTCTATCTACCACCGAATCAGTATTGTTAGACTCATCACATACTACTGAGAAGTCGTAAATACCTTTTCTATTTTTAACATCTCTTAGGAAAGGTTCAATTGCACTTCTAAACTGAGCTCTTGTGAATCCGTCATTGAATTCAAAGAGTCTACCTTTAGCTGCTGCTGAAATTGCTTTCTCTAATACGATGAATAGTCTTCGTACGTTAATTCTATCGAACGCTGATGGTTGTGTTAGTCCTGTTTTATCTCCAAACAACACGGTTCCTTGGCCAGGGAATGTTACCACTGGATTAACTCTTGCTCTATACAAGTCATCTCTTGATGCCTTCTTAGGATTAAATGCAAGTTTGGTTACTCCTAGGTATTGTCCTCTGTTGAAACCTGCTGGTGAGAACCATGGGTCATTCAATAAGTCTGACCTTGCCATAATTCCACCTGTGTGTCCGTTAGCAGGAACATAAACGTATCTATCATTGTACTTATCATAGACATATAACCAACCTGAGTCAAAGACACAGAATGAAGAACTTGATGCAGTATTAACGTCTGCTAGTACGTTTGACAATTGGGTCGCTTCTGATGAAACGTTAACAACTGATGCTCTTCTTGGTGATGCTAATAATAGACAATCCTTACGTTTTTCACAAACCAATATACCCTGATTAACGATTGTTGTCCAATCTGCAAGGGTATCTTGTTCTGTTCCACTTCCGTTATCAGTTCTTGTTGAACCTACGATAAGGAATGAAATGTCTGATGTTTCTCCATCTTCGAAATGGTCTTGCCATGCACCGTACTTTTGTCCTGCTGTAGGAAGGTTACCATCATTACCAGCACCGAATGCTGTTTTCTGTGGTAAGTCGGGTGTTAGGTTATTTGAACCTAAAGATGAAGATGTGTATATAGTACTTGTGTTTGACACAATTGCTGCCAAGTGTGAAGTAACATATACCCATTGTGAGTCTCTCTCTAATACATCTCTGTAAAAGTTTGAATCTCCGTTTAAATTTTTTGCGTCTGATGCTAATGAAACAAATCCATATGATTCAAGAACTGTATTTTTAGTTCCTGATATATCTCCGTCTTCGTCTACGATTACTATATGAATTTCATCGTTAGATGAACCATTAGCAGCTGCTAGTGCAGATGTGCCAGGTGCTTTTTCAAAATATGATTGCCATTCCCACTTACGAGTAATACCTACTGCTGCACCTGAACCTGAACCATCAACTGCAGATGTTAAACCTGTTCCAGCTGGTTGGTTAAGTGCTTCAATAGTTAGTGAAGTTCCTGCTACTGCAGTTACTTTATACTCTTGAGTGTGATTGTCAAACACGATAACGTCACCAACAACAAATAGTGTTGATGCGTTTGTGACACCAGTGATAGACGTTGCATTTAGAGCGTTGTCTGCAGTTGTGTTACCTGCTGAAGCTTCCTGCCATGCATTTGAAGATGCACAAACATGAACACTTAATGAATTACCCAATGCACCTGCGAACTTAGCAACATATGCTCCAACACTTCCTGAATTACTCAAGTCTCTGTAAGACTCTATGTATTCTGAACCGTTCTTAATAATTTGTGAAGCGGTTGAAGAAGCGTTTGCGTTTGCAAGGTTTGTTGAGTTAACTCTAACTACTCTTAATGATGAACCATATCTTAGGAAACCCTCTGCAGTAAAGAAATCTTCTGCACCTGCGTTATTATTTGCTGGTGAATTAAAAACCTCTACTAACTCTTGTTGACCTGATACGGTTACAACCTCATCAACTGGGCCCCATGAAAAAGTTCCAGCAAATGCACCACTTGTCCCTGCTACTGCAGGTACTACATTTGTAAGGTCAACTTCTTTAACCTGTACGCCTGGTGATACTTGAAATGCCATATTTTTCTCCTTTTTGCGACCTTAGTCAATTCTTTTAATGTATTTATATTTTTTTGAACTTAGTCGTTCTCTTGTAAATACCATCGGTCTCCACTCGTGTCTACAAATGAGTGAGACTCTTTATCCAGTTCTCCAAAAACTCCTACTGGTAAGACATCGTCATATATTTCCTGTTGTTGTCCTGCGTATAGTAAGTCTTTAACTTTATTGTTTGTTAGGTGTTCAAAAAATTGAGTTGTTAAAAACCAACTAAACACCACACAATTCATAACTAAATCATCATGATAACCTCTATCTGCTTCAAAAGACATTCCTTTATTCACATAAGTTAAGAGTTCTTTTATCAACTCCCTATCACAAATTTTCAATTTATTTTCTTCTAACACTTCCTTAAGTGTAGAAGTTCCTATTCTTTTAATCTTTCGGGTCATTGTTACCCCGATGTCTTCTAATCTTAAACCACCCTGAACGAATACATTATCATATTCTAAATCATAATGCATCTGTTGTGCAACCACAGCTCCCTCTGCATTGTTTTCTATAATTACTAATGCAGTGTTATAGTGTGAACAATATTTTGCAATTACATCGGGATACAGTAATGGAGATATCATATTGTCTCTATATACTGCAACCTGTTCAAA